GTTAGTACCTGACTTCCTCCACCTGTTCCAAATGTCCCCAACTGTCCGAGGATAGTATCACTCGTAGCTACTCCCTCCCTCTCTGCCTTTATTATCTGGGACTTAACGTATGGGTCATCCGTGAGAGACCTTACTTTCGCCTCATACAATTGCGTGACAAGTTCGCGCATCTTTGTTCGTTGATCCTCACCAAGTACGTCACCCTTCTCTAATTTCTTAATCTTAGTTCTTAATGTTCCAACGAGACTCTGTGCACCTTGTACCAATTTAACATCCTGCTCACGTGTAACTGCCCCCTCGTCAATAACCTTTTGGAATTGATTGATAGCGGAAATGTCTGACAAACCGTCCCTTCGACTAAGCGATGTAAGCACACCGTCGGTAAACGCCTTAGCATTACTTACTGCCTTGTATGTCAAACTGTTAGCGACACTCGTATTGATTTGATCAATCGTCTTATCTTGAGTGGTTGTATACTTACCTGTTGAAGAAGTAATGGAATATTTACTCACAGCCTCTTGCACTCTTTGACTATACCTTTGCTTTTCAACCTCATAATCGGATGCGCCAACATTGGTAGGAGGACGTACAGAGGTTAGGGCGTTATAAAGACGAGTATTTCCATCCTTTAGAGCTTGTGCGGCTACAGACTGTTGAAAATTAACCTGATCTTTAATCAAACCTAATTCAAAATTATCTTTCTTATCCTGTGCCTCCAATCTCTTCTTTTCTTCTCCAGTCGTAAAATCATATATAGCCTTACGTTGAGCATTACGATAATTAACCCCGTTCTCGGCATCCTCAGAGTAAATCTTATAAAGCTGGTCAAGGTTAGATTCTGCCATCTCTAAATTACCCTGATCAGATGCCAATTGTGCTTGAAGAGGTAAAAGACGGATAGTAGCTTCACGAGTCACTTGCGCCTGTTGACCTCCGTACACTGCTTCTGTAACACCTTCTCGTCCCGCCGTATCACGGAGACGCAGAAGATTAGTGTTCATCTCAGTGGTTATACCATTGATCTGATTTTGAGTATTCTGCATTTGCAGACGAGCTTGTTGTATACCACTCTCCCGTTGTGCTTTTTCATAAGCATCCACCCTATCTACTGGAGATTCGACAGAAGCAAGATAATCTTTTAGATTCTTTTCTGTTGAAGTGGGGACGGACGCTTCCGCAGCTGTTGTTTCTATCTTTGGAAAATACCCTGTCTTATCAGCGCCCAGGGAGACATTTTTTCCTTTTACGAAAGCTTCATGATTTTTAGTAGTAGGAGTTGAAGGAAGTACCAGCTGTGAGCTACTTGATATTGAATCAGCATTTACGGTTTGACTATACGGTGCTTGAAAAAAAGCAGTCGCGTCTGCACCGCTTCCATAATCAACGCTATATGCAGGAGAATTATAACTACTAGGCGCTTTTGATCCCGAAGAATATGATGTGGGTGTTGAAATACTAGGATTAGCCGAAGCAAATATATTGCTAAGTGATGGAGAAACACCCTGAGTAGTTAAACCACCACTTTTATACGCATTTTGTACATTTACAGCAGGATTTGTACCGAATTTTGTTCCAGCAGGTAGTGACCCTCCACCAGAGAATGACATACCTGACCCCGCTCCACTTGAGCGACTAGCATTTGCCGCACTTGCTGTTTGACCCGTATTTCCAGTAAAAGCGTTCTTAACAGAATTGTAGGCACTTTTTACTGCTGTTGCTGCTCTTGAGAAAAATGACATTTGAATATATTATAACATATTGTTAACTTTGCGTTCCGACAATCGTCCACGTATTTGTGGCCGAACACACATATAATTTTCCACTTGCTACTAAAATCTCACCAACTTGGCACGTAGGTAATGTAGTATAAACAGGCACTTTTAATTTAGTAGAGAACTCAACACTTTTAACAAAAGTCTGACTATTACTAAAGTTATTCTTATAGAAAGCACCTTTTAGATCAGCCATCTCACTTTTCAAAAGGTTAATCTGGTCCACCAATTCTTGTTTTTCAAAATTGTCCATATGTTTAAGGAGTGCTACCTGTTAGTAGTAAAATCTCTATACCGTATCCCGTTATCTCAACACCACCTGTTGACTCAAGCCTAAACTCAACCTCACGAAACGTAGCGAGGGCATCGCCAGTGCTCTCTATGTTATAGAAATCCCTGTTAAGTGCTCCTACTGTTGAAAGTGTACCAATCGTCGTCCATGATGTCGCTCCGTCAATACGGTATTTTACCGTAGCTGATCCCCCTGTTGGAATAGGAGCGGTGTAAATCTTAAACTTAAGAATATTTTTTTGCAGACATGGATCACCAAAGTCATATATTTGCGTTTCCAAAAGAGAAGTAAAGGTGTAAACCGCTGCATCATTAGTCTTATCCACAGAGCCGTCTGAGGAGTGGGCAATAAAGAAATAGTTACCTGCGGTATTAAATGATTGTATACCGCTAGTATTTATATTCTCATCAATAACATCCAAGGTAAGAGCAAATGGATAGTTAGCATTCTTACGACCGAATGACCAAATACCTTCATTATAGGTTGTACCTGCGCTATTAGTCTTTATCTTAGCTGCAAAAAGTAAACGATTATTTTTTACAGCTTTGGCTTGAGGTATTTCTTTACCGACAAGGGACTGAGTAAATATTTCCTTAATTAGTTGCGGTGATCCCTGACCATATACTGAAATAATAAGTGAGCCCTTTCCTGCACCAATTGAATTATTCAAATAGCGGTCAACAATAGCAATAAGTTGTCCGTCAACATATTCTAAAACACGTAGGTCACCTTCACCCAGCTCCAAGGTTTCGGAAAAAAGATCGGAGAACAAATTCCAAATAAATATTTTGGATACTCCATTAAAGGATGCAATTGGAGCACAACCGATTGCGAGATAACTGCCAAAGTTGCAAATAGATGTGATCTTGAAGTTAGTCGGTGCAGAGATGACCGCATCAGTGATTGTTAGTCCAGGTGCAATACGAACAAGCGTATTGTTATACGGAAGATAAAGGTTAGCGTCAGCGGCAATCACACCTTGAGCCACTGACGTAATAGTTGATGCAACAGTCGCTTGTGAATTAGTAATGGCAGGTGTACCAGATAAAAGTCCCCATCTCCATAGCTGGTTAGTGCCCTGGAAGCCCCAGAGATAGTCTTTGAATTCGACAAAGCACCCGTTCTTAACAGCTCCATTACCCTCAGACGTAGCGGGTAAAGTCCATAAACCTGACGTAGCGTCTGCTTTCTGTACAATCTTGGTCAGTCCTGCACCCGTTTGACCTAGTCCGTAGAGTTTTGCAGAAGCAGAAGCATAAAGGAAGTCTCGAACGAGATATTGCTTGAGGTCTGTGGCACTGACTGATGTTTCAGTGTCGGTTTCCAGTGAACGATATGGAATAAGTCTGCCAGGGTCTGAAAAAATATCGAAGTGCTTCGACACTTGGAACTCGGTCAAAGCCAGCTTACGTGGAGAGTCACTAATGCCTCCAAAGAATTGTTTTACTTGAATTGAATTGGGTTTGTACATGTTTATTTGAATTCGTACACGATGACTTTTCCATTTGCCCCTGCTCCGCTATTGGCATTAAAACCGCCGCCCCCGCCCCCGCCAGGTTGAGTTCCCGCAACAGCTGCTCCAGAACCTCCACCAGCGCCTCCGTTTCCTCCAAATGAAGATGTGCCGCCAGCAGCGCCTGCGCCACTTTGATTTGCGCCACCGCCTCCAGCGCCTCCGTTTAAAGAGTTACCTCCGACTCCCCCATCTGTAGATCCACCGTTACCTCCTCCTCCTCCTCCCCAGGTAGCATATCCACCAGAGGTTATAGCACTTCCTCCGCCTCCTCCCATAGAGTTGTCTTGACCGACATCGGCTCCCGCAGTAGCCACGCCTCCAGGACCAGGAGAAACTAGACTCGATGGTCTACCGCCTCGACCTCCAGTAGCATCAGTTACAGGTGCAAAACCAGCGCCTAATGTACCGCCGCCGCCGCCACCACCGCCACGAGCTGTAACTAATGAGCCAAAGGTTGTATCTCCTCCAACATTACCAGCTGTATTATTTGCGGAAACGGCTGCACCACCAGCTCCGATTGTCACCGTTTCAGTTGCACCTAATTGACTAGCTTGAAAATAGGTACGAACATAGCTACCGCCACCCCCTCCTCCACCGCCAAAGTTAGCATTTTTTCTTCCTCCCGATCCTCCTGCACCCCAAACCTCAACAACAGCTGCAACAAGACCTGCAGGTTTAGTCCATGTACCACTTGCGGTAAAGCTGGTAATAGTAGGTATTGGTAAGGTACTAGGGTTAATGAAAAGACGGGCACCAGTTCCTCCAGTTGCGGTAGCCGCGACTATTTCTGCTGCCGTAGCCTCCTCTACGATACCACGCACTGTGGTTGAAGCGTTGGCACCACCAGAAGTGTCGATATACGCCTTCACCGCTTTCTGTGTCGCAATCTTGGTATCACTGTTGGCGGCAAGAGTAGTATCGGTATCAAGTGTAGATGTTTCTATCTTGTCAGTATTCAGATTACTGAAATTGGTGTTTATGACTGTTCTTGATGATGAGATATTATCTGAACTGTTAATTGTTGTGATGGTAGACATATATTTATCCTATTTTTTGGAGCATTATTACAACATCTGATAATGTATCTGAACTTGTTGTAACTGTTATATTTTGAGTAGCAGCTCCAGGTGTTTCAGTATACATCAAAGCAAAAGGCCTATATGAAGTTACATTTTCGTTATAAATAATAGCAGAGTTTTTAGTTACTCCATTATATTTAACCGATACTGTTCTTGTTGAAGAACCCGCAGAGACGCATTGCAATACTCCAGTAACCCAGACCATGACCTTCTGACCAGCAGTAGTTACAAGGGAGTGAGTTGTGCCTACAGTCGTCTCTATTGTAATTGCTGTAGATTGCGCAGTTACAAAAGCCGTAGTCGCAACGGCAGTTGTATTATTACCAGGACTCTGTGTAACGGCTATTGTTCCAGTGGGCAGATTTGGTGTACCTGTAAAAGTAGGAGAAGAAACAGGGGCTGCTAAAGCAAAGTTTGCATTGATATCTATCAAGCTGTTTGCCCCTGTTTCACCTGATGTAAGAATTGCGTATGCCATATTTATGCAGGCTTAGCGATATTAGTCATACCCCCTATTTGTTGCCATGGTCCGACCATAAGCCAAGGAAAACTACGTGATGACCATAAAGGGTCTGTATCCAAGCTTATATTGTCCATAAGTGACCCCATGTCATCCCATGTCCTTGTTTCACTTGCCCAAGTGGTTGTAATTGAATCCCATGTTTCATACGAAGTTACTTTTGCAGTATTCGTTAAACTCGTACTCGGTTTTGAAATGTTTGTTAATGCCATGTTATTGACTATTTACGCACTCGCCTCCAATGCTTAGATATTGTTCGTCTTCATTTCGACTTGCAAAATACTTGATCATTTTCTGTTCCTCAAGTTGTCGCTCTGCACCAAGTCCTTGAAGATTTTGAAGACCAAGGGTTAGCGCTCCATCATATGCGGCTGCAATAACATATCCCCGATGCAAAAGTGGAGAAACTCCTGGGGACTTCGTAGTATCTGCCGCCACAAAATATGAACCTGTGCGTTGAAAATGAAACTGTAGACCTGCTGGCACACTTACTAAGGGTTTAGGTTTTAGACGAATGATATTATCTCCTAATTTTATATATTCCTGCGGAAGTGCTGCTGTTTTCTTATACTCATCAATAGCAAGAGGAATATCGTCTTTATGTATCAAAGTAAGCGGGCGATACAGACCATCGGTATCTAATATATCTATCCTCGTCAAAGTAATAATTGAGTTCCCTTGCTCATCTGTAAGGAATGAGTAATCTGATTGATTCGCCACTAGGTTGGTGGTACCGATAGGAAGCTTCGAATGATTTGTATCATCCCAGTCAAAACGGTTATCTGCACCTATTGCATACCCTGTAACATAGTCATGCCAGTTATTCACAGAAGCTACTACATTGGCTGTAGGCCACTGATTGGTGTCAACGCGCATTAGTTTGCGGACTTGTTGCAAAATGCCTGTATTAGTAGTTGTATCTGAAAAAGATATGGACATATTTAATTTTTTAATCCTAACCCACTCAATTGAAGTGGGCTAAGTCAAGAAACTAAGAAGTTGCGTATGCGGTTACGCCAGTACCTGATCCTTGGTTGATACCCTCAACACTCCATCGAGTGTTAGTGAGGCACTTAACTCGGATCTTTGTACCAACGAGACCACCTGTAGTAGTCCCATTCATTGTGAAGGCGATATGAGTTGTACCGTTTCCTGCGAAAGTCGCAATTGCGGTAGCCTGACTTACATATGAACCAACAAGGAACTCGGTCGCCGCACCTGTAATAATCTTGTAGTTGTTTGATGTCACAGATACTGTGACATCAAAATCGTATACAAGACCTGGTACAGCAAGCGGAAGCGTAACTATTATCCCAGCAGCACGATTACATACTATTGTTGCACCAGATTCATCGACTGAAAGGGTTCGAGTTGCACCTAAATCAGCGATTATTGGAACTTTAGTATATATTCTTTCGAAGATGGGGTCTTGTCCATTTGGTTGAGCCATGTTTTTATTGATTATGTTTATAAGAAATCAATAAGTTACACAACGTTTATATCGAAGAGTACTGGAATCATCTTATTCCAAGCCTTGAACTTGCGGTCAATACGTGATTCCAAACCAATACCGGATATCTGGGCAGATGAAACAACTGGGTTAACTATCTCAACGACTTTTCCGTAAGTAGACTTACAGATAGCGACGTGAAAAGCTTTCTTAATTCCTCCGAAGACGTGTGTAGCAACGTTCTTCGATGTTGAATAATGTTCAACATCGAGATAACGAAAACCTTGCTTGATACCATTTTTGAGAACATCGTCAGCAGTATTATACCCCTGTGATGCAGCCCAACGTTCTACCTTAGCAAAATCCGCCTCTCTCCATTGAATGAACATACCGTTACGAGCAGCCAACTCACCACCTCCTGCAACACGGATGACGGTCTTCATTTCAGTGATGATGTCATCAATATTACCTGTAGAAACAGTGATGTTACCTGCAGCGCCTCCAATCGTTGCATTGTCAATGTTTGTCCACTGAGCATGCTCTAAAAGCATGGCTGTCTCAAGTCTCTCATTCAACATGGTACCCATATTGTCGGCAATCTCCATAAAATCACTAAATGACTTCTGGGCGAGATCTGCGCGGTCAATATGCTGTGCTGAATAACTGTAATCAGTGATAGATATTTCTTCATCAACGGTTGCAACTGCAACAGATGTGTATCCTGTTCCTCGTGTTCCTGTAGAAACAGTTGAATCTGTCAGATACGGATTGTGCATTGTTCCTGCATCAGTATACGTCACCTTACAGATCTCTTTCCAAACAGCAGGGGCAGATAGACGCTCCTGCAATTTTGTCTCAAAACTCTCCATTGGTACTATGGCCATTTTTTATAAATAAACCCTTATATTCCGTTTAATAAATTGGAACTTCGGCTTTATTTTGATAATTTTATTAAATTATCAAACAGATCTATGAGTTGTAGAATACTCCACTAGAGGTTTCTTTCTTTATACGAGCATTGACCACATCGCGGCGTAACTGCACTTCCGAGGCTGGGGGCAATTCTCCTTTGGCGATCCAATATTCAACTGAATCTGATGATGAATTGCTTGACCTCTTACTTCCTGTCGGCGTTGCGATATCAGTAGTCTTTTTCTCTTTAAAAGAATTAAACTCCGTCTGAAAATATGTGGAATCAAGTAATGCTTCTGCATCTTTCCCTGTTTCCTTTTTCATTTTTCTAAAGAACTCTACTTCATCAGCACTCTTGATACCATTTATGGCCAGATATGCCTTTTCTCCTAAATCGTTTGAAACTATAGGATCATTTTTTACTACGGGGACAACCTCTTTTGATTTCTCATATTTAGTCTTAAACCTTTGCGCAATACCTCGATTCTTGAGAGCCAAGTCTCGATTCATCTCCGCAACAGCTTTCCAATCTGTCGTATCATTTCCTTCATCATCCACGGTGGGAGTAATGTCGGCAACATCTACAACATCTTCTATAACCTCATTTTCTGTACTCATAAAATGATATATGGATTAAACAATTTTAATGATTGAGAACATATTTTATAAAGATTTTTATAGAGAATCATAACTCAAAAACCGATTGCGTTATGAGCAATCGGTTGATGTCCTAAATATGGAAAACTACGACGTAAGCCATATCTAGGGCATCAGCTGATTGCCCCAAAGCAATGTCGTAGTTTTGTAAATTGTAAAAGTCCTATCTATAAATTATCGTAATATCTGCTGTGCCTCCAATTGTAGCAAATAATCCTGTATTAAATGCTAGACCATAGAGGGGTATGAATCTCTCCCCGACAGCAAATGACATGGTGTTACATACAACTGTCGTCGCAGCAGATGTATTATCCCATAATTTCAAAGTTCCTGCCGCGTGGGAATTTATAACAACCCCATGGATGACACCAATTCCTGTTTTTACTAGGGCACTTGCTGTTAGGTTTATATATTTATTCATTATATTGCTTCGTTTACATCAATGGGCGACTCAATGCCATTGAGTTTTATATTACTAAGATTACCAAAAGCGTTATGCAACGCATTAACACCTGCCCACTGTGCTCTAAGTTGTTGTCCTATGATTTCATCGGGAATTGGATTGTTGGTTGAAAGTGACACAAGACTAAATGCACCATTCAGAAGGGGATTAGGGGTATAACCTAGGCCAATGGTCCCATGAGAATAGATACCCTCAAGTAATACTTTCTTTACAGCATCCAACATCTCCTTATCTGCACAAAACTTCTCTATCTTACTGACTTCTAAATCTGTATATTGACCCTTAGTGTTATTATTCATAAATATATTATATTACTTTAATTATTAAACCGCAACAGGTGTCTCGATAGGAGAGGGTATTGGCCTAGATACAACATTAGTCAACTGTGCAAAATCAATCGCACTCATGCCAACCTCTTCGAGCAATTCATTAACAGCTTTGCTTATTCCAGGTACAGATTGTATTGCCTGAGCATTTGCAATCGTAAATTGTATTATCTTGGTCAAAGAATCAGCATTTTTTACCATATCACGCTGTTTACCTTTGATATTTATAAATACCTTTATTGGTATATCTTTCATCTCATCTTTTATAATTTCGAAGAATTTCCTATTTCCTCCCTTCTTGAAACCATCACGGAATACTTGAAGCATTAGATCTTGTTGTTCTTTAGTAACAACATTTCCTGCAAGGATAAGATCCTTAATCCTCTTGTTAGATTCCGTTATGGCAATCTTATCAGAAACCTCCTTCATCTCATCTAGGGTCAATTCCTCTGAGAATTTTTTACCAGAAACCATATCATCAACAAGGTATTTCAAGATAAGATCTGGATAAAGAATATCAGAAAAGAACGAAGCTATTTTACCTCCTCGGTATTCATGGATCCCTGCCCCTTCATTCACAATGAGATCTTGCAAGGCAAATGGGGTACCAGCTGTTGGATTCTTTCCAAGGGAAGCTTCCGATGCTGATCCGAGCATTCGCGCACTATTTTGTGCTTTCAAAGCCATATTTTCATGAGCCGTAATATTTTGAATACCCATATCAACACGGACTAATGGGCGACCAGGCTCATGTTTCAAAACAGTATTTTCCTTTAACTCACTTACCTTTTTATTACCATATTCCTCACTATCAGTCTGCAAAAGATTAACAGCCGAATCAAGCATCTTTTTTATTTTTATTGCAGAGTAGTTGTTCCACACTTGTGGTTCAAATAATCTTTCAACAATGGATCTACCGCAGGCTCGATTTTTTGACCTCACGGTATCTATCTTTAATGCTTTGAACTTATCAGTTATTTTTTTTGATTTTCCTTTATATAAGGTAATACCATTCTTGGCACCGTCAGATGATGTGTAATAATTTATTAAATGCATCTGGTCAACATATTTCTCAGGATCACCATCCTCTCTTAACCATGATTCTGGGAATGATCCATACAACTCGTAGCATTCAATATACTTCCCTGGAGTCTTCGCCTCTCTATCACCTGCAATTTTTACTTTCTTGCTAGCTTTTGCCATAGTAACCACTTCTTCGATCTTTTTATCATCCCACTTGCCTTTATATTCCAATATATCTGATATTGAATACTGATGTCTTAGACAAATTGGACCAGACAGGACATCTGTTTGATCGCAAAAAGCAATGTCTTGTAGAGATACCACTTCGGGTCGGACACTATTTACATCTTTTACAAGCACGAGGTCGTAGATAATGGAAGACTCAACTATTTCATCAATCAATAAATCTAATTGATTTTTTCTAGCCCACTGAGGATGGAATTTCTTTATTAAAAATGACTTATATGATTGCTCAATATCCTCTACATACGGCACAATATCTTTAACATTAAATCCTTCTAGGCGAAAAGCTACGTCAATTACAGGAGTAACTATGTCATCGTAAGGTCTTGATCCGTCATTTATTCCGTTAAAGAAAAAACCTCCAGATACCGCGGTACACCTCTCAATGTGTTCGCTCATATTCCAATCTTTAGAACTAGTCAAAGGAACTCTCGTCGTCTTGAAACTGACTTCTTCACTCTTTATGTACGAATATATATCTTTATCATCCATAAGTTTTTATGATAAGAAAGTTTTTATAAAAGCGACCCTTATCATTTTATTATTAAAAAATCTTTTTACAGCTGAAACGTTCAATATTCGATCTCGGACGAGATTGCCTTTAGTCACGATGATTAGCATGTTCGTCTTAATAAAAAGAGGTTTAGCTTCCATGATTGAGGTCTCAATATCATCAGTAAATACTTCTGTATTAACACCATTTATCTTCACTTGTACTTTATACTCCCCTACTTTCTTTTCTGGAGCAATAGGTTCTTCTATAGAAACTCTAACTGGAGCAACCACTTTTTTATTTTTAATAGAGACTTTTTTTAATTTAGGCATATATAAATTATTATTAACTATATAATAACACGTAAATGGAAATGCACACAATGTCAAATGGCAGGATTAACTTCCTCTTTTTTGAAATCATCAATGTCAATCAATGACCGTGTTGGCCTTGCATGGTTCTTCATTTGCCAAGCGATGGCGCAGGCGATGAGGAGATCAAAGTGTCTCGTCGTCAATCTTATATCTGGCGGATTATCTATAAGATCATTACGAGTGAATGACTTAGCTTCGGCAATCAAATCCTTATCATTCAAATGAATGAGCCCACTTTCTATAGCTTCTCTCAACGAAGATAGCATCGTGGATTTGCTCAGGCTATTGGTATTCCAACCAAAGGTTGTCGGGGCTACTGAATGAATCTTTAGTATCTTTCCTATTCCTGTATACAACTTCGCACCACGCTGTCTAGCCTTTAGAATTGTCTGATCAAACTTATTATTCTCTGGTGCAATTAAACAGCCTCCGAAACGATTAGACTGCTCATATATCTCATCACCAAATGCTTCTGGCAATATCGTGTTACTTGCATAAGTACCTACAACTTGTGCCGGAAAGAAATCAAAATCAATAAATACCGATGTTGAGCTGTCCAAACCAACGCCACCCGCTATGTCATGGCCTCCAGCGTATCTATGCGATGGATTATACTTTCTGAACATCTTGAAACCAGCAATATCCTGTATAGGTTCCATGACAGGCATAGCCTCTAACATTGCTCTATCAAAGTAGATATCTTTTGATGCGTTAGGATGACACATCCTTTCACCCTCGAAATCCTCATCATCCTTTTTCATAATCTCAATATCCTGCTTTGAGTATCTATTCCATGTTGGCTCACCATCTTTATCCATGATCGGCGTTATCTGCACAACCTTTCCATCAGATTCTTTTGTAACCAAGCGGTGTACGTTGCCCGCCTCACTAAAATAGTTAGCTGTATATAAAGATGATCCGATTATAGCAAGACCCGTTCGAGCTTCTTCCATGTTCTCCCCAATCTTATGTGTAATCAAAGCACTTCGTATCGTTGTCTTAGTTTCGATATCATCGTACCAATCAAAATCAGACTTAGCTTCTTCCATAATCTTTCCACGCTGATCAACTCCTATTTGTTTAGCAAGCACCTTGATACCCGTTGACGTAGTAAAGCCACTCATCGTTTCCTCACGTAAGGATTCAGACTTCTCAAATATCTCAGGATATAGTGATCTAACACGAGGCTGTACGAACATGTTATATATATCTGTCACCGACTGCTTTGCGTTATCCAAATCAGCGGATATACATCGGATAAACTTCTTAGTCTTATCTAAATCATTTGCAATACAAAAGGCTAGAAAAAGTTTTGTTCTCGCAGTTTTACTAAATCCTCTATAAGCGATATTCACATATTGTTTTATTTGACTTCTGTACACCCGAACGTTATTTTCATCCATCGTACGATGAGCGGGACAATCGGAAGAGGTAAAATATTTTACAAAAAAGAAACGTGCCCACAGATTGAACTTGAATATAATCTGGTCGTTTGAATTATTTTTATCAAACGAGAAAAGAGCACGGAGCTCTTTTGGATCACTCTTGTTCAGTATTTTTTGAAGAAATAAAGGAGTTGATTGAATCATCTATTTTGATTTTAACCTCAGAATCAGGTATCAAATCTTTACCATCTTTCCCTGTAAGCTCCATAGCTTGCATTGGCTTACCAGTAAACTGTTCTGCAAAATACAAAGCAATTTTCTCACTCGTCTTTGCCCTCTCTTTCAAATCTGCCCAAAACTTTCTTAACTCATCCTCGTTAAAATAATCTATAGCCTTAATAAGGGTCTTGGCACCCTTTGGACGACCACCTTTATGATTATTTCCTGCTCTAGCCATTAGTTTGTTTTAATGTTAAAAACATTTTTAACAAGTATATCAAAAAAGACCACCTTTTTACAAGTAGTCTATTTTGTGGATAACCTATATCCTGCACACTCCCTCAATATCCTCCAACGGCATCTCATGTAGAGATTTCGTCGACAACTCATCTCCGTACCTGTTATATAACATCTTGCATACCTTTGCCCTGTCGTTATCCGCTGAGGGCATATACAAAATCAGAAACATAAGAATAGCTACCAGAGAGAAACAATAAAATATATATTTCATATTAGTTTTCCAACCTCTTAATAAGCTCAATCTGTTTGTCCAATCCCAATTTCTTGTCACAATTTATCCAATCCATTCCTGCCATATTCTTTGTCTTGAACATCACATCCTTTGTCAACTCCGCAGCTCTATCACCATCAATAGCTATCAAAACTGCTTCCTTCCTCGTTATAGTCTTACCATAAAGAACCTTGTAATAGTGAATCACGGTGTCGATCTGAAATTGCGCTTGTCCGATAGAAGCCTTATTGTTGCTATCAAAGATTATGATACCATCATCTTCCTTGTGTCCCCCGCTCTCGCACTTCATGAGCTGTGCAACAACATCATTTTTAAGATCATCTATCTTACTTGCAAGGATATTCATAGAGTTATCCTCCGCATACACAATCTGAGGGTCTACAGTCATCCTCGCAATGTATATACCCGCTGTTACGAGCCAACCACCTACAGACACCACAAAAGCGCCTATAAGCAATCGTGAGGCCATACGGCGTGCCAAATAGAGCTGGTACCCTATTCGACTATAACGCTTACCATCACAACTAAATCGTCCTACAAGATCTCTTCCCACGTAAATGTTAGTTTTTTTCATTGTTTTCCTGTTTAACCCAGGCTTTTAATTGCTCAACCATGGTCCTTGTATTCTTTTCCGCTATCTTCTTGATCTTATCTCTAAGATCGCTTGGTACAAATATTCCTATACGTGTGCTTTTCATATAATTTTTATTAGTCTGGTACCTAACTAGTATAGCACATGCTATATAAGGTGCAAGGGAAAAATGGGGATAAGAAACTAGACCACACAAAACCCTATAGAGGGAAGTTGACTATTTACACATTTAGGATTACCCTTAACCTGGGGTCTTATATAAGACCCCGTGGTGTAAGGG